TTACGGGAGAGAATTGTGAACGCCGAAACGCGCATCTTGACCCTCGTCGACGGGATTCTCGACGGCAAACTCGCCGGCCGCTGGATCCACGCCGCGGCCCGACGGTTCCGCGCCGACCTCGAGCGCGCCGACCTCGTCATGGACTGGGAGTCGGTCGACAAACTCGACGACTTCGTCGCCACGCTCACCCTCGTCGGCGACGACACCGGCAAGAAGTTCACGCTCGCCGACTGGCAACTGTGGGTGCTCGCGAATCTGTGGGGCTGGCGATGGGTGGAAGATGGCCGGCGCCGCGTCAAACTCGGCGTCATGCAGGTCGCTCGAGGGAACGGCAAGACTACCTTGATGGCCGCGCTTGCATTGTGGGACATGATTCAGGCGCCGGGCCGCCGCGTCCACGTCATCGCAAACTCGGAGCATCAGGCGGAGATCTGTCTCGACACCGCTCGCACAATGGTGAGCCACCTCGAGGGCAGCGACCTCGAGAAACTCTATGACCGCATCATTCGCCGCGATGACGACTGCGAGTTCACCGCGTTGCCAGCGCTCGAGCGCTCGCTCGACGGCCTCAACCCGTCGTGCTGGATCGCGGACGAGGCGGCGGAGTTCAAGGGGAGGTTCCTCACGAAGCTCCTGACCACTGGCGCCAAGCGCCGCGAGTCGCTCGGCGTCATCATCAGCACGCCGGGCAGCACTCCCGACAACCTCTACGGCGAGATCATTGCGACCTGCGAACAGGTTCTGCGCGGCGAAGTTGAAGACGACAGCATGATGCCGATGTTGTTCGGCCTCGACCCGACCGACGCCGACGACGATCCCGAGATGCTTCCGAAGGCTAACCCGGGCATTGAGTACGGGCAACCCGACGCCAAATCGCTGCGCCGCGCCTTCCAAACGATGCGCCAAAGCCCCGCCGGACGCGCGGAATGGAACCGATACCACTGCTGTCGCATGACCGAAGGCGGCCACAACTGGCTCGACATGAAGAAATTTCCGCTCGGCAACGCCCCGAACTCGTCCGAATTGGAGGGCCGCGCCGCGTGGATCGGCCTCGATTTGAGCAAGCGCGGCGACATGACGGCGCTCGTTGTGGCGATCCCGATGGAGGACGGACGCATCGCGCTCGAAGGACACTACTGGTGGCCGGCTCAGGATGTCGCCCAGCGCGAACTGGACTACCGCCTACCGATCCGCACTTGGGCCGCAGCCGGCAAGATCACACTCACCCCCGGCGCCATCATCAACTACGAAGAGATTGCGGAACGCATCGACCAACTGGCGCTGCGCTACAAGATTCAGATGATCGCTTACGACCAGTACGGCGCGCGCGATCTGGTCGCCATGTTGACCGAGCACAACCTCCCCATTCAGGCCTACTCGATGGGCGTCGCTACGTTCGCGCCGGGGTGCCAACTGTGGCAACGACTGTGGGTCGGCGAGCGCTTGTGTCTCGGCGAGGATCCGATCCTCCGCGCCGCGTGTCGCTCGGCCATCGCTCGCCGCGACCGCATCGGGAACATTACGATCGGTAAAGAGCGCGACTCGAGCACCATCGACGCGCTCGTCGCGGCCATCATCGCCGTCCATTCGTGGGGCGGAGACAGCCAAAGTGTGTACGAACAATCGTTAGTTTAGTGCAGGCTTGAACTGTTACTACCCGCAACGATGTGCACATGCTGCGGGGATTCCTTCAACGCATGTTCGTGGGGCCTTGGACTTCCACCATTCTCGCCGATGGTGCGTTCTCTACGCCGTCAGTAAACGCGACCAACGCGATCCGCTACACGCCGGTCTACCGCGCCGTCACGCTCATCAGCAACGACATCGCACGCATCGAGCTTGAAGTCAGCGACACTGGCGCAGACTCGCTGCTCGCATCGCCATCTCCGTACATGAGCGCGTTCGAGTTCAGGCGCTCGATGACGATGCAGGTGCTCTTGTATGGCAACGCATTCGCCGCGATCAATCGCAGCGTCGGCGGCGAGTTGCTCGAGCTGATTCTGTTGCAGCCCGACACCGTCAGCCTCGATCTGACCACTGGCGTGCCGCTCTACCGCACGCAGCAATACGGCATCCTCACCGCGTCGCAGATGTTCCACTTGCGCGCGCCGAGCACCAGTGGACTTTGGGGCGACAGCCCGATCAACATCTGCCGCAACTCCATTCAGTTGCTTGCCGCGCAAGAAGAGATGGCGCTGCGCACCTACATCAACGCAGGCAATCCGAAGATTGCGCTCGTGCACCCGGGCAAGATCTCGAACGAAGCGATGCAGCGCATCGAGGCGGACTACGTGAAGCGCCACGCGGGCAGCAACAACACGGGCCGCCCGCTCGTGCTCGCCGAGGGCATTCGGCTCGAGCGCATCAGCAGCACCATCGACGACAGCGGACTCGCGACCGCTCGACAGTTCAGCATCGCCGACGTCTCGCGCATCTACGGCGTGCCGATGTCGTACCTCTCCGAGAACGCGGGCCCGTCCTACGGCACGCTCGAATGGCTGAGCCGCATGTACGTCGACTCGTGCTTGACCCAGTGGCTGAACTGTTGGGCGAGTGAGATCACCGCGAAGTTGCAGAACCCATACGACTCCGTCATGTGGGATCTCGACGAGATGGTTCGACCGGGCATCGCGGAAACCATGTCGGCGCTGCGCACCGCTGTCGAAGCTGGCTTCATGACGAGGAACGAAGCACGCGATGAACTCGACCTGATGCCGTTGCCCGGCCTCGACGCGCCAGTGGTCGCGCTCAACATGGGCACCGGCGGCGGCAAGACAAACCTCGGCACCGACACGAGCGGAGAGGCAGGAACACCCAATGATTTCACGCCGTGACTTCACATCCGCTCCTTCTGTTGAAGGTCGAACCCTCACGGGCATCGCCGCCGTCTACGGTCAACCATCGCGACTCATTCGCGAGCAAGGGCGCTCATTCACCGAGCGAATCGCCCCGGGTGCATTCGGCACGGTCGGCGATGTGAAACTTTATTACAACCACGACGCGTCGATGCCTCTCGCTCGCACGCAGTCGGGCACGCTCAAACTCGACTCGCGAGCCGATGGTCTGCACTACACCGCGACGCTGCCAGAGACAACGCTCGGCAACGATGTGCGCGAACTGCTGACACGCGGCGACCTCACTGGCGCTATGTCGTTCGGCTTCTTCGTGACCAAAGACACATGGAGCCCAGACCGCACGGAGCGCACGGTGAACGCCGCGACGCTCGTCGAGGTGTCCCTTGTGCAGGACGCTGCTTACCCCCAAACCACTTCGAGCCTGCGCCATGTTGACGCAGCACTTGACGCAGCCGTCATCGCACGGCTCGAACTTCACATCCAAAGGATGAACAATGTCTGACATCGACGAACTGAACAGCATCAACCACGAATACCGTAAGAGCCTCGAGCGCTTCCAGAAGCGAACGGGCCTCGCACCGCAAGCCGTTGACACTCTCGGCAGCGGCGAAGAGAAGGAGAAGTTCTCCCGCATGGATGCGGATCTAACTGCGGTCGAGCGCAGCGCGCAGAACGCTCGCGCCGAACTCGAGGCGCGTCTTGCTCGCCTTGAGAAGACCCCGCAGCTGGAGAGCCGCGCAGGCAACGGTCGAATCTCGTCTGCTGAGAGCGATCCGAACTCGCCCGAGTACGCAGCGCGTTGGCTTCGCGACGGCTTTAACGGTTCACTCTCGAACCGTGCCGTCACCACCGCGACCACTGCTGCTGCGATTCCCGTGGACATGGAGCGCCGCATCGTTGAGCAGATGTATCTCAACACCGTGATGCGCACGCTTGCCAAGGTCGTCACCATCGACAGCAAGCGCACGCTCACCGTCGAGACTGGTATCCCCACTGGATACCTGATCGGCGAAGGCAGCGCGGTCACTCTGTCTGACCCAAGTTTCCGCGCCATCAGCGTCGTGCCTTACAAGATGGCCGCAGCGACTCAGATGACTCAGGAATTCATCGACGATGCCATCGGTCAAGGCAACCCGGGAACGGGACTCGACTACATCGCCAACCGTCTCGCGGTCGGTCTTGGTCGCATCCAAGATTCGTACTTCGTCACGGGCACTGGATCGTCGCAGCCGCAAGGAATTGCCGATGCGACAGGCACCGCGTGGGCAAGCACCAACACCGACGGCATCATCGCGCAGGGTGTTGCGCTTGCTGCTGCCGCAGCAATTACCACCATCACGGCGACCAACCTCATCGACACCATGTTCGCGGTGCCTGCTCAGTACCGAGCCTCGCCTCGTTTCAAGTGGCTGCTCTCCGATACCGCACTGAAGAACATCCGCAAGTTGACGACCAACTCGCAGTATGTGTGGACGCTCGGCACCGACCAGACCAACTCGCTCACGAGCGGACTGCCCGGCACCATCCTCGGCGTGCCGTACGCGATCAGCGAGTACATGCCAACCACCGCCGCTGGCGCAGCTGGAACCGGAGTTCGCGGCAGCGCGTATGTGATCGTCGGCCACTGGGACTACTTTGAGATTTACGACCGCACTGGTATGCAGTCGTTGTTCGATCCGTACTCGCTCAGCGCGAGCCTTCAGAGCATTCTGTACGCGTACATGCGCACCGATTCGCACATCACGAATCCTGCGGCGTTCGCCTGCATCAGTGCGACTGCGACCTGACCTTTTCTTTTCCCGGGTTCTGCGCGTCGGAAGGCGCGCGGAACCTTTATGACGGTGCCACTCTCCACAATCAAGTCGGCGCTTCGTATCGACTACGACGACGACGACACCGAGCTGATTCGCTTGCGCGAGGCGGCCATCAGTTTGATTAGTCGGCGCACCGAGTTGTTGCTCTACGAACAGACCGCAACGATGTACCTTGCGGACTTCTCCGACACGCTGCTGCCGTCGTATCCGTTCACGTCGCTGACGAGCGTCGTCTACAAGGACGCGAGCAACGCTAGCATCACCATGCCGGCGACCGACTATTGGATCGACAAAACGCAAGGGCCAATGTTCGTATTGCGGTTCCTCGAGCAGCCCGCGATCTACGAAGGCACCGCGATCACGGTGACCTACGCCGCCGGCTACGCCACGATCCCGAATGAGATCGTGCACGCGGTCATCGCGCTGACGGGCGCTTGGTACAACAATCCCGAGGCGAGTCAGCCGATTAGCCTCGCCGTCGTTCCGTTCGCGCTCGAGTACATCATCGAGGCGTGCAGCGTCAGGAGCGGAATCCGATGATCAGCGGCGGCCGACTTCGATTCGCTGCGACCGTCTACCGAGCCGCGACGACGACCGACGCCCTCGGCCGTCGCACGAGCACGTTCACCGATGTCGGCGACATGCGCGTCGACATGCGCGAAGCGGGATCGTCGGAGGTCAGTTACGCCGACGGCGTGGCCGTGGTCGCGAACTACGAACTCCGCGCGCGCTGGCCAAACATCTCTCGCCTGACTGTGACCGAACTCGACAGGCTCGAAGTGCGCGGGCGCACGCTCCGCATCAACGGCATCCGCAACCTCGATGAGCGCGACCGCGTTGCCGTGCTCGATTGCAGCGAGGTCACATGATTGAGTCGACGATCATCGGATGGATCGGATCCGCGACCACCGCCGGCAGCCGCGTGAGCGTCGGCGCGCGCTTGCAGTCGACCACGCTGCCAGCGCTCGTCATCGATCTCACCGAAGGCTCTGCCGCCGCGCTGCCCGCGGGCAACAGCCGCGACCTCTACCAGTATTCGCTGTCGATGTCATCTGTCGCCAACACGATGTTGGCCGCGCAGAGCCTCTCAGACGCCGCCATCGCACTGGTGAAGACAGGCGCACTCGTCGCCGGCGGATGCGCCTATGAACCCGTCTACGCCGTCATTCAGCCGCCCAACGTCGGCGAGGGTGACGAAGTCGAACCAGCAATCGTGACCGCAACCCTGACCATCATGTATCGAGCATAACTATGGCAAGTCCAACCACTCTCGCACTGTTCAAGTGGAACGGAACCACGATGCCATCGGTGGGCAGCGCGACCGTCAGCATCACGCAGACGCCGATCGACATCACCGACCTTGGCAGTACCTACAAGAAGCACGCGTACGGATTGCTTGAGGGCACCATCAGCCTTGAAGTGTTCTACAACACGACCGATCACAAATTGATCACGGATGCGCTTACCACTTACGCCGAAGCCACTGCTCTTGTCGCGTGGTCTACCAACGTTTCAATCAGCGGCAACGCGATGGTGGAATCTTTGTCGATCACCGTCGCGCCAAACGGCGTCGCCACCGCAAACATCGAACTGCGCTTTACGAACGGCGCTATCAGCAGTGATTTCGTCGCCGGCTCATGATTTCCTCCCTACTTTGTCGCCCGCTTGTGCTCGAGTTCCGTGGGACGCAGATCACTCTGCGCCGCCCGACGGTCGCGCATCTCGTCGCTGCCATCGATGCGACCGAGCGCGGCGTCTATATGCCAGCGTGGTACGTTTGGAATCACGTCATGGACGGCGACGCGCAAGCGTTTGAGACTCTCGAGGCGGTCATGCAGCTCGACGCGCCGGGCGTCGTGTTGCTCGGGCGAGAGATTGAAGGACTGTACTTGGAGGGATTGGACTCACCCGGGCTGCGCGCGAAATCCTGAGCGCAGCCAACATAGAGGTGCGACTTGACAGCCCCGTCGCTCTGTACCACGGTCTGCATAGTTCCAAAGGGATGGCTTACGATGTCTGCAAACTCCTTCAAGATGGTCATGGAGGTCGACGGCCCGAACGTTGAGCGCATCAACGCGGCGCTTCGTCGGCTTGCACAGAAGGACGCCACGAAGGCCATCAAGAACGGTTTCCGCGAGTGGACGCGCGTCGTGAAGAAGAGCGTCATCGCGCTCGCGCCACGTGGTCGACCGAGCAAGACCGAGCGCGTGCGCGGCGAGACGCGACCCAACCCGCATCTCAAGGCGAACGTCACGACTAAGGTCAAGGGCTACTCGAAGGGGCAACTCGTCTGGGCTGCTGTCGGCATCAAGGAGCAGAAGGGCACGTACAATACCCCGCACTGGTACGCGCGATGGGTCGAGTTTGGTCACGTTCTCAAGCGTCGCGCCACGAAGGAAGAAGAGTTGCGCAACCTGACCCGCGGCAACGTCAAGAAGAAGGAACGCACGACGACCACCATCGGACACGTCCCCGGCAAGTTCTTCATCGCGAAGGCCTACGCGATCAATGAGATTCGCCTAATGCCGATCATGGAAGAGCACATCGCTCGAATGGTCGCGAAGGGGCTCAACTAATGGCGAAGGTCAGCAAACTCAACATCGCCATCACTGGTGACTCGAAGGGCTTCACCGCCGCGACCGAACAGGCCGCGAAGTCGATGAACAAACTTAAGCGCGACGCCGCTGCGACAAAGACAAACCTCGGTTCGATGAAGGGCAACTTCAATCAGACCGCCGAGGCGCTCGCAAAGTTCGGCGTTCAAGGTCGATCGCTTCAGATGCTCGGCGGATTGAGCGGCCTTGCATCAATGGGCGCGATGGGCGTAGCGCTCGGAGCTGCGGGCGTTGCAATCGCCGGCGCGACTGCTGCCGTGAGCACCGTGGTCGACATGGTTCAAGCCATTCCCGACCAGCGCAAGAGAGCGATTGAGGCCATCAAGCAGAACAAGCGCGACGACAGAATTGGCTTCGAGCGGTTCGGGCTTACGCGCAATCTGGCGGAGGGCACCGCAAATCAGCGCGCACCAACTGCAACGACAGGCATGGGAATCACGGGCGGATTGGCTGCGGGCTTTGCGAGTCAAAACACTACGCAGTCGCGGCTGTTGAGTATGTTGTTTAACGACTTGCCCGGCGCGCTGGGCATCAACGCGGGTATGCGCATTGGCGGCGCAACGAATGAGCAGGCGAACCTTGAATCGACGCGCGCAATGATGGGTGAAGGCGTTGGCCAGCAAATCGGTAACACTCTGAGCCTCTACAACGATGGCGTGGCGATGTGGAACAAGATGAAGGGCTGGGCTTCCTTTTGAGCATCACCTACAACGTCACCTCGAGATCGTGGACTGATGCGGGCGCTGGCGGGCAGCAGAGTCTGCGCGTGAACGTTCGCGCCGTCAGCACGACATCACTGAACTCGTCGATCGACAGCACGTGGACAACGCTGCGCGACGGTGCGGTCGGAAAAGTGATGTCCTCCTATTCAGGTTTCACGCTGACCAACCTTGTCGGCACCTTGCGTCTGCGCGAGTACACGGTGACAGTCGTTCCGAACACGAACGAAACCGTGTTCGACATTGCGGCGATTTACAACAGTGAATACAGGTGGGCGAACATCACGGCCGGCGGCGGCACGTCCGCCATGCACCTACCGCCGCAAGTCGAGTTCACCGCCGGCGAGCGCATGACCACCGTCTACAGAAACGCGACATGGACTACAATCCCTAGCGCAAACCTCAACGCAACGGCGGACATCGGTGGCACGAAGGTGGATCAAGCCGGAAAGGGTGTTCCCGTCCGCGTTGCGACGATGGACATCAAGATCAGTCTTCTGATTGATACTTCGCAATCAACAACGACAGGTTCACTCGTCAGCGTTTATGACGATATGTCGTCAGTGCAGGGCCGATGGAACAGCGTTAAGTTCTTGCACTGGGGCATCGGCGAGGTCTACTGCCTGAGCGCCGATGTGAACCACGTGCGCGACGAGTACTACAGAACGACATACGTGTTCCGATGGGATCGATGGTCGGACTGCGAGCAGATCTGCGAGACAGACGCGGACGGATATCCGTTCCTAGTTGGCGGACAAGCCAAAACCGTGTTCTGGAAGTCGCTTGTTCGAGACGTGATCGACTTCAATCTCATCTTCGATACGCAAAACGACCCGACGCTCGCAAAGCAAATCTGTCTTGAGGGCAGTTGGTTGACCTACCCATGATCAATCGACGCAGCGACCTCAACAAGCTTCGCACGGTCACGCAAGGGCCGCAGTACGCCGAGCGTGACCGGCGCGCGCGCGTCGAGGCTGATCGCCAGATGTATCTGCTCGCGAAGATTGAAGACTCCTCGGCCATCGCGGGCACGTCCTACCGATACCTCTACAGTTGGACGCGCGCCGAGATCAAACTCTCGAGCGTTGGCAGCGGCAAAGACTTCCAAGTCCGCGCATCCGAAACCTACTACACCGGCACGGCGCTCAACATCTGCGAGGCCGCGAACACCGCGACTTTCATCGGCCCCGGCATCAATCCAGCGAACATCCCTGCGGGGTTCTCCTTCAAGCCAATTCAGGGCTACGTCCTGCTCTTTCCTCAGCGTCGCATGAAGGTCGGTTCCGCTGGCAGCGAACTGGTCTGGTGCTTCTACGCTGCTAACGCCATCGATGGAGTCTGCGCATAATGGCCGGCAACTACGACATTCTCATCGAACAGGGCGCCACGTTCTCGCTCGTCATCACCGTCACCGGCATCGACCTTACGCTGTACAGCGCACGCGGTCAGGGCCGCACGACGCACGAGTCACCAGATAAGGCGTTCACATTGTCGACCGCCATCGCGTACTCGTCTCCCAACAGCACGATCACCGTGTCGTTGACCGCGACGCAGACCACCGCGCTTCCCGCGCCTAGCTCTGGCGTCTACGACGTTGAGTATGTTTCGGGCAGCGGCCTCGTGATCACGCGCATTCTCGAGGGTTCGTACAGGATTACGCCAGAGGTCACGCGATGAGTTCGGTCACGGTTACGCCAACCGTGCAAGCCGTCACCGTCGCGCCGACAGTGCAGGCCGTCACGATCACGACTGGCTCAGTGATGCAGGCCGTTGCGTACGCGTCGCTCACTGATTACGCGATCGCGACCACATTGTTGGCCACCGCAAACGCGTGGTACGACATCAAGAGCCTCAACCTCACCGCGGGTACTTGGATGGTGACGGCGTTCTGTCAGGCCGTCACGACCAGCAACTCGCACGAGTTGACGATCCGACTTTACGATCCGCTTGCGTCAACGGAATTCGGTTCGTCGAGCACCTACGGCGTGCGCAACGCCGCGACCATCTGCCCGAATGTCACCGCGATCATCGTCGTCGCGACGACCGCAACCGTCAGCCTCCAAGCGTCCTCGAGCGGGACTAGTGGCCTCACAGTTCAATACATCACCAGTTCGACATCATCAACCAAGTGCACTGGCATCATCGCCATGCAGATCGCATAGGAACTAACACATGGCAACGAACACACTTTTCATCTCAGTCAACGCAAGCACTGGAGCTGCTAAGGCATTCGGCACCGACACGAACGCTCGCGACATTCAGTTCACGACCACGGGTCCCGTCTATATCGTGTTTGATGAGGCAAACGCTACCGATGCCGGCACATCAATGGGCACCAAGCCGCTTCTGCTCGCGGCTGGCAACATCATGACGATGCCATCCGTGGTAATGAGCAAGGCTTTTGTGCGCAGCCAAACGACCAACGCGACCGCCGCCTCTCTCATGTGGTACACGCCGTAATGACCATCGAGCTCCTCGCCGCCGTGATTGCGATCATCGCGACTATCGTGTCGGCGACGCTCGTGCTCGCCGCAAAACTAACGGTTTTGGAGGTCGCGATTGCGCGGCTCCAAGTAACGATTGCACAGTTCGAGTCGCGCATCGCCGCGCTCGAGAAGTGGAGAGATGTATGAACTCACCCAAGACAACCATCGCCGGAGTCGGCGCAATTCTCGTTGCTGTCGGTGCCGCACTCGTCGCGATGTTCGACGCTGATCCGTTGACCGTCCCCCAGTGGGATGTGGTGATTGCGGCGGTGCTTGCGGGCATCGGCTTGATTTTTGCCAAGGACGCGAAAGCGCCAAGTGCTTGAACGCATCGTCGCGACCATCACCGTCGGACTCATCGGATGGCTCGACAAACGCCTCTCTCGTGAGACAACCGCCATCGACGCGGATGTTGACCGCGAGTCTTTGCGTCGCGCTGGTGCTCGCCTGCGCGAGTGGCTGCGCGCCAAATAGAACGGTGTTCGTGCCCGAGGACAGCCCGATGCGAGTCGGCCCCAGTTCATCGATGCGCGTGTGGATGCGCATCGACGGCGTGTGGACGCTGTCGGGCAATCGAATAGAAGTGCCCGAGGGCTGGTACCTCGTGCCGCCGTCGTATGTCGCGGAGGTTGCGCCATGAACATGGCGCGCGTGTGTTGCTGTGAGCCCGCGTTGACGGCGTGCTGCACGTTTTGGGCATGTCCCGAAAACGCGAACCCCATCACAAACATCACCATTGATTACATAACGACGGTTTACCGCTTCTACGACACGAGCGAAATTATTGCGCTGTCTGAATTTACTTGGACTGTGCAGTCTGTTGGAACGTTTACGCGCAAGGGAACCAACTGCACAACAGGATTGTGGGATGGATGCCCACAAGCAACCGTCACGTGGAGTTTAATTCTCAAGGAGCCCGCCCGTGAGGGTGTGGGCACAGGATCAACCCTTGACGGGTCAACCGAGACGGCGAACCCCGCAGTGTGCGCTGGCTGTATTTATCCGGGGCCGAGTTGTACGTCTTATAGCCCTTTGTGCGTTGGGCGTGAACAACACTTCTACGGGTCGCAAACCGTCACGGGAACGGTTGACGCGATGCGCTACGAATGTCACACGGGATGCGACAAATGTGTGCGACCGATGGTGAGTTACACGCCGCCGACAACCTTGCTCACGGGCCTGTTTACCCAGACGGAACCATGTTTGTGCGGGCCAAATCAGCCCGACATCGGCCCCGAAGCTTCTACGATTCAGTTCAACGGGTTTTCCATTGGCGGCGCCTGCGGATGTCCAGACTCTGACACTTGGCTACAACCGATCTCGATTGTGACTGGATTCGGTGCAGGCACTTGCCTATCGCAAAATCTTCCTTACAACGGTTGCATTCTCGCGTGCGATTGCGAACAGATCGAGTCCCTACTTCACACCATCGGAACCGGGTCAGACGTCTTCACTTGGCAATGCGAGGACTACTACCCAGACCCCGCAAATCCGAGCATCGTGCAGTGCTCTCGCACCATTACGTACATCGATAAATGCGTGCAATACATCTCGGTGACCGTGACCTGATGGCGTGCGTTTACCTGAACATCCGTTGCACAAACCCCGCCGCGCCGACTCACGGCGTAGCAGTCGCGCCGAATGTGTGCGTGCAGTGCGCGCACTACGAGGGCCCAGCGCGAGGGCTTGGCGATCGGGTGCACAACGTGCTCGGCGCCGTCGGCGTCCACAAGATCGTCGGCAATTGCGTCGGCTGCGCGGCGCGTCGTGCGGCGCTCAACGCGGCGCTGCCGACCCATAACGCCTAAATGCCATAATGCACTAATTCCGTAATGCACTGGGTTGCATTGTGGCGATACTGCATTACGATCGGTACATCAACGCGGCACAGCCGCAGAACGGAACTGAAAATGAGCATGCAATGCCTTCGTGAGACTTTGGACGCACGCGAGTTTGAAACTCGCCTCATTGCCCTGCGCAACACTGGCCGTAAGCTCGACGCAAGCGACCTTGCCGAAATCACCATGTTGCGTAACCGCGTAGACGAAATCGAGGAGATTCATCGCGTTATGCGCAGCGTGAGCAGCGACGACGCAATCGCGTCATGCGTCGCATCCGGAGTCACAACCGCACTACTAGCAGTGGAGCGCTACGCGCAGGAACGCGGCGAGCAGTTCGACTCCACCATCACCAACGAGAGCAGCATTGACGCGTGGGGGTGGTCGGAATCGACTCGCGAAGGCGACATGAACTGGCGCGTGACCATCCGCATCATCGAGGAAACCGACCTGTGAGCATCGACCCCATCCCTACCCCGAAACCCCGCACCGTGTGGGCTGTCGCAACCTCGCGACAGGTCTACGAGCGCATTCGCGCTATCGCGATCGCCCGACAGACCTCGAACGCCAAGGTGGTCGCCGCGGCGATCGACGCGCTCGAGCACACCGAACCACGAAAGGAAACCCGTGATATCTGAACTTATTGTCGCCGCGGCCATCGCCGCCTTCTTCATCTTCTGCGTCATCATGGCGCTCGCGCCGATCATCATGGAAAAGGGAAAGGACGGTTACGACGATGCAGCGTGACAACCCCGAACATCGCACCGATAAGGTCACCTACAAGCAGTCTTACGACTACGGCGCTTCGCCGTCGCGCACGATTGACGGGCAGGACGCCGACCCGCCGACCGTCCGTGACCGCTTGACCGCTCGAGCCGAAGCCATTCGCGCCGGCGACACGGTCACCGCCAACCTACTGGTTGAGGCCGCAACCACGCTCTACTGGGATCGCAAGCTCTTGGCCGCGTATATCGCGGCGTGGATGGCCGCCAACGACCAGATGCGCGAGAACGACATCGAGCCGCGGGAACTGTGGCCGACGCAGTCAGTGAGCGCCCAGCGACACGCTGACGCCGTCAATCGGGAGGCCATCGGATGTCCAGTCACATAATCGTCAAGAAGGTCACGCCCGAGGTCGAGGCGCAACTCTCCGAACTGGGGCACCAGAAGTCAGTGCTTGCTCAGATCGGGCCGCGCATCATTCGCGATTACAGCACCACCATCAACGGGCGCGTGTACATCCACGTCGCCGGCGCCACGATGGTCGCGGCGGTGTTCGGGTTCTCTGTGAGGGAGGAGTCGAACAAGCGCATCGACGTCGACGGCGTCGGCGGCTGGGAAGCCGTCTGTGAAATCACCCGCGACGGCGTATCCGTCGGACGGGGTTCGGGACTGGTCATGGACGACGAGAAGATGTGGAGCACCCGCCCACAGTTCGCCCGTCGTGCGATGGCCTCGACAAGGGCGGCGGGCCGAGCCCTCCGTCTGTTCTTCGGGCACATGCTGCCCATGCTCGGCGATAAGGTCGCCAGCACAACCGTAGAGGAAATGCCAAATGAAGAAGAGTGAAATCATCGCCCGTCTGCGCTCCATCATCGCCGACATGGAACAGCCTGAACAGCCTGTCGAGGCGTTGGGAGCGTCGGCGCCGCGACAGCCCAAACAGCCCGAAGGTCCAGATAACTGGCAGCGCGGCGTCTGCAACTTCTGGGGCGTCAAGCAGAAGGACGACGGCAAGGCCATCGGAAGCCTCGGCATCCGCGACGCGGAGGGGTTCTACAAGGTCTTCGACTCGGCGCTCTTAGCCAAGTTCGACCCGATCCGCAAGGGTCAGGAACTCGAGTTCGTGCTCAAGGCGTGGAAGGACACGTGGGTCGTTCAGAAGATGCGGCTGGTCGGTACGGTGCCAGTGGGGGCAAGCAAGGCTTCTCACGGCATTGACGCGGACGAGATACCGTTCTGAATTGCGTAAAAACTTGCGCAAGTTGACAGCGCTCCCGCGTGGGGGCGCTGTCCTTTTTACGGAGGCACCTATGCAAATCGACGACGCAACAGAACGGGCTATGTATCTCATTGGAGTTGGCAAACTGCCGGGCGTGGCCATGGCCATCGCGGCGGAGGAATACGGGCTCGAGCCGTCCGAAGTGGCCGCAGCCGCCGCATTACGGGGAGCGCGCTACAGGATCGAGGAGCGCGAGCGCGACGGGACATGGACGAAGGAGTCGTGCAAGAAGTTCCTCATCCGCAACCTCTCGCCGCGTGAATGGGTCACCCGGCGCGCCCGCCAGTTGGTCGCGTGGACGTTCTTTCACACGATGATCACCGAGCGCGGAACCCGCGACATCCTGAACACATGGTTCGACTGGATCGACGAACATGGTGACATCACCAACGACGAGATCTCGGTCGCCAAGGACGAGCTCTTTCGGCTGTGGTCGCTGATGCCGCCCGCGTACGACCCGCGCCCGATCACGCGCCACGATCAACCGATCAACGACTGGGAAACCCGCGACCCGTTTAGGCGGTGGATCAGTGGCCGATGAACTCTTCCACATCGGCTCCCCCAACCTCCGCAAAGGCGTCCCAGACTACCGCCCGTTCATCGTCGATGGCCTCTTTCGACGCGGCGAGGTCGTCAACTGGATCGCGAGCCCCAAGGTCGGCAAGACGTGGATGCTGTACGGGCTCCTGATGGCCATCACCGCCGGCGGCCATTGGCTCGGTCGGAGGGCGTCCAAGGGGCGTGTTCTGCTCATCGACAATGAACTCCACCCCGAGACGGGCCTACAGAGGCTCCACAAGGTCGCCCAAGGCAGCGGCGCCGACCTGACCACCGTAGACGACCACCTGAGCGTCGCGTGGCTCAGGGGTCAGGGTAGTTCGTTTGAGGCCATCGAGCATAATGTGCGCCAGTTCCCCAAAGGGCACTTCACCGTCATCGCGCTTGACGCGTTCTACCGCATGCTCCCCAAAGGCGTCGACGAGAACGCCAACGGCGACATGGTGCAGATTTACAACCACCTTGACCGCATTGCGTCCTACTCGGGCGCCGCGATCATCAACGTCCACCATGCGTCCAAGGGCGACCAGTCGCAGAAGGGGACGACCGACGTCGGCTCAGGCGCTGGGTCGATCAGCCGAGCAACCGACACGCACATCGTGTTCCTCAGACACCGCGAGGAGGGGTGCGTCACCATGCGGGCGGTTTGCCGGTCAAGCGCCCAGCCTGATCCGATCGTGCTCAGGATCGACCCGCCGAGCGTGACCCTCGAGCCCAACCTTGACCCCGCGGACATTTGGACGCCCAAGGGCAAGCCCAAGGCCCGCGTGTGGTCGGTCGACGAGTTCGTGGCCATGTTCGTGGACGGCAAGTGCGCCAAGGGCGAAGTGGTCGAGCGCGCCATGTCGCACGGCATCCCCAAGGGCGAGGCTCGCGAGTTGCTTGCGACAGCCGAATCGCTCGATCTAGTCGAGGCCGAAACCGTGAAAGGGGTCGGTGCAGGGAGGCCGCGGCAAGTGCTTAGGCGCGTCGGTAATTAATTATTTCCAGCCTATATAAAGAATGGTGGTAATTAATCCCGACACGAGATCGGGATGATTACCATCCACCATTGGAGATAATTATGAACTCACGCGCTAAAGGAGTCCGCGGCGAGCTAGAACTCTCGCACGAACTCAATGCCAGAGGATTCACCGCTCGACGCTCCCAACAGTATTCAGGCGCAGGACTTGACAGCGCTGACTTGACTGTGCTAGGACTGACACCGCGACTCGAATGCAAGCGTGTAGAGGCCTATCGCATCAGTGAATGGGTGCAGAAGGCCAAGGAAGACGCCCGTGGTGGGCCTTGGATCATCATGTCGAGGCGATCCAATGAGGGGTGGTTGGTCATGCAGTCACTCGACCAGTGGTGCAACGACAGTGCATACGCACATGAGGCCAAAGCGGCACGGCTCAATGCATTCGATGGGCCGATCCTGTGAGGTTCAAGCATGACGCAGGCTTCCCTGCTGCCTTCAAGTGCAGGCAGGTGCGAGAGGCCCAAATCAGTACAGGCCCGCACACCAAGTGGGGTCGGATGCGTCGCATCCACCTGAGGTCGTCGCCGTGGTGCATCGACTGTGGTGCCGTTGCCGAGGAGGTGCATCACATCGTGCCCCGATGCGTCGCGCCCGACCTGACGTACAACTGGGACAATCTCGCGAGTTTGTGCCGCGTGTGCCACCAAAAGCGTCACGGCAAATCTACATATGCGAATCGTAAACCGCATATGTAGGGGGGGGGTAACTTTTGGGCGAATATGGGGGGGTACCCTCAT